ATGTAAAAAGTTTGCTACTGACCCTGCTGATGACCTATGCACACTTAAAGGTCTTGAGGGAGATTCTGTTCCTACTCCTAGCTGTCCTAATACATAGGTATCAGATGTGCTTTTGTTTATTCCTGTTGTTGTTACTGTTGATCCTGATTCTGTCATTATAGAATCTGCTATCACATTTGTAGAACTAAACTTAGCTATCTTTCCTGCTGTTCCTGTTCCATCAACTTGAGTATGGTCTAATTTTTCCCAAACATTTCCTGCTCCTGCAATAACCCAATCTCCAACTGCCCAATTTGATAATCCATTCAATGATTGAGTTCCACCAACTGAAACAACAAAATAATGACCTTGAGTAATAAAAGGAGAGTTGTCTATTGTATATGCTTGACCTGACACCATGATGTCTGCATCAAGTGTTAATTGAGTATTACTATCAACATTTGTAACAAGAGCTGTTGCTCCACTTGCTTGATTAACAACTTGGTCTCCATTGGTCACTGTGCTTGTAAAGTTTTGACCTGACTGAATTAATTTATTTGTAGCTGTTCCTGTTGTAGTTCCTGAATCTGCTTCGCCACCACCACTTTGTAAAGTAGGTGTGTTTGTGTTTGCATTCCATGTTCCCATAAATCTAAGACCACCTGCCAAAGTATTGATTTGACTTTGTGCTTTTCCAAATGCCTGTAAAATAGAATCACTTGCTAAAATATTTGAAGCTGTTGGAGATGCTAAACCTGTTAGCACTTTTCCTGTCACAGAATCATTATCTAATGTGACTGCACCAGATACATCTGAACTACCATCAAATCCACTTATAGTGGCAGTCGCCTGACCAGTCAGAGAAATGTCCCTAGCAGTTTGTAGTGCTGTTGCTGATGCAGAGTTCACACTAATTGAACTTGGTAAACCTATTTGTAATTGCTGATTACTAGCTGTAGTTTCTACTTCATTTGCAGTTCCAATAACACTAAATGTCTGTGTATTAAGTGTTACATCTCCTGTTCCACTATCTCCACTAAAATCTAAATCACTTGCAGCATCTAAATTATCAACATAAGATTTTGTTACAGCATCTTGTGCTTGTGTAGGGTCTGACAATCCTGATATTCTTCCTGTGATTGTAACCCCTGTTGAAGAAGTTTCAAACTTTTTAGAATTTCCTGCATATAAACTTGCTGTCTGACCACCTGTTCCTGCAAAATAAGCTATATACTCGTTTCCTGATGCACTTTGTATTGCAACACTTGAAGAAAAAAGTTTTAATTCTCCTGTTCCTGTGTCTTTTATATAACTATCTGAGCCATCATGATAAATTTCTAGGTCACTAGATGTTCCATAAATACTTTTTACATTATCATCATGCCTAGTATTTCCTGTCATTGTACCCCCTGCCAATGGCAAGAAAGACCCACCACTTCCTGTAATAGTTCCTGTGACAACTAAATTTCCTGTTACTTGTACACCTGTGCTTTTTGTAGCAAATTTTTCACTTCCATTATGGAATAGCTGAACTTCAGAACTTGATAATCCTACTACTGCATTTTCATTACTATCAGTTTGTAAATAAAAATTTCCTGACCTTATATATAAATTCCCTGTTCCTGTTTCATCAATATAAGAATTGTTTGAATCATGATATATGTTAAGGTCTGATCCTGCTCCAAATCTTGCTCTTGCATTATCTGCAAAATCTATATTTCCTGCTATCCCAACATTGCCACTCAATGCAGGGTTTGTTACTATTCCAATTTGTAATGTATTTCCACCTGCTGAGGTGACTGTTGTTTCAATTTCATTAGCTGTTCCTAAAATAATAAATGCTTCACTATCTAAATCAACATCTCCTGCCACACTAGCATCATCCCCTCTAAAATCTAGGTCTTGTGCTGTAACATGAGTTTCAACAAAATCTTTTACTGCTTTACTTGTAGGAATAGATGTGTCATTATTATTGTTTGGTATGCCATCTGCAGAATCCACAAACTTTGTGATTACAATGTTTTCTCCTGTATCTTTTAATGAGCCAAATTCTAAAACTGAATTGACTTTAAAATCTCCTGCATTATTAACAAACAAACCTGTTGCATTTCCAGATCCATCAGTTAATTCTTTTAATGTTGCAGAAATAGCAGCATTATCAGTTGTCTTAATTAAGCCAACATAGGTATCTGATATTCGTGTGTTAAATAGTGTCGCCATCTTTTTTTGTTTTATTTTCTTCTATCTTTTTTAAAAATATTTTTAATTTCTTCAAATTTTTTTCTTTTGGTTTTGATTTCCATGTACTTCCTTTATAACTCATAAAACCCATCCATTAAATGTTGCATCCTGAGATGGATATATATCATCATTTGAATTAGATACATATTTTGGAAATTGACTTTGATTAAAAGCCATATAATCAATAAATCTTCTAGAATACCATTCAGCATTTGTTCTTGCTTTTTCAACTAAAAAATCCACCTCGTTTTTACTTACTGTTTCTGATGTTTCACTTAAATGTTTGTAAACCCCTCCATTACGAATTTGGTAAGCAGCAAATGGAATATATTCCACCTGAGCAAACCAGATTAGCATTGGTTGGATGTAGTCTTGTAATAATGTTTTGTATTTAGCATTTGCAACCTGATCAATATTTGGCATTTTTTCAATCAATTCATTATATAACTCAGTTCCCATATAATTTTGTATATGTATTTCCTGTGCGATTTTCAGAAATTGAATGAATTTGTTGGTATCAACATTGCCATCAATGATGCTGTTCCTAACTAAATCTGTTCTATTTATAAATAATTGTGTCGCCATAATTTATTTCTTTGGATATGCCCCCCTGCCTGGCAATTTATCTGTTGCAATTTCACTTTGTCTTGTTCCTCTAGGATTTTTAATATAAGATCTAGGGATTGTGCCTGTTCTTTTATAATTATCTAGATTAGAACTTTCATATTTTCCACTTTTTAATCTAAACAAAACTCTTTCCCAAACATGTTGGCAATAAATACCACCTTTTAATTTAAAAATGTCGTATCTTATATTAGGTCTGTGTCTAAATTGAACATTTACAGATTCAAAATTGGATGCTCTATCAATATCCTCTATTCTCCAAACTAAACCAGATTTTCTGTTTCCACTCAATCGCATCATTTCTTTGCAAAAATCTCTAGATTTTGATGTGGTACTATATCCTTTGCCATTTGCATATCTATAACGAATCTTATATAGTCCATTTTTGCTATCTAAGTAACTAAATGCTGATCCATCTCTAGTGCTTCCTACATTATCCTCACTTGCTCCTTTAAGACCTACAAAATCCTTTATTTTAGACAAAGTAGATTTCTTAGGTTGAATTAAATATTCAGCATAATCCTCAGCACTTATTTCTTCATCTTTTAAAACAGCGACTTCTTCATATAATTCATCAACAGGTCTGCCTGTTATTGCTAAACTACCAACAACATTTTTTGCATCTGATTCACATAATTCTGTTGCCATTGGCACACAGTTTGGAACTTCTTTGCCATTCTTTTTCTTTGTACCAATTTGCTCATAGCCATCCCAACATGGTGCTTTTAATTCTTCATGATTCTTACATGGCATGTAATAAGTAACACCCTCAACCTCATGCTCATGAGATCCCTCACATCCCATTTCTTTTGCCTTATCTTCTGCTTCTTTTTTTGTATCATATGCTTGTTTGCCATCTATCATTTTTAAATCAACAAACTCACTTAATTTAGTTTTACTCATTTTAACACAGTTAGGAACTTTTCTTCCATTTTTCATTTTCATTCCTCTCTGTTCGTAACCATCCCAACATGGTTTTTTTAATTTTTTAATATGTTCTTTACATGGCATATACCATATCACACCCTCATATTCGTGAGTATGTATTCCATCACATCCAATGTTTTTTGCCATCTCCTCAGCTTTCTCTTTTGTTGAATAAGCTAATCTATCATCAATAATCGCAAAGTCATCATCAATAGGCATTGACTTTAAATCTGTACTAAACTCATATCCTGTTTCTTCTTCAATATCTTCTCTATCCTGTACTCTAGAATCAACCTCAGTAAATTCTAATGGTTGTAATGTTGTAAAATAGAGGTTTAAGGCAATATCATTATAAGCCAATATATGGTCAAAGCAATCAATTAATAATTCCTGAAATGGTCTAATAACAGTATTGTCCATTAATAAACTCGCTGTTTTTATTTCATCTGCATTATTTCCTAATCCTGATTGATCCTTAATACCTAAAAGCATAGGCGATACAATTCTGTGAGCCACCATAATTTTTTTAGTGGATTCTTCACTTAAAAACTGATATTGCTGATGAGCATCTGAAAGCTGTACAGGTGTTATATCTGCTGCTGCTTCTTTATTGTCATTAAAAGCAAGTATAAATTTGCCAGCATTACTCGTGCCAGAAAATTTCTGTGCTATTTTTTGTTCCAATAATTGTCTTTCTTCTTGGTTTGGAGTACCATTATTAAAGTTAATTAACATGCTTGGTGCTAGACCATTCATAATATTATTCAAATGGTAGTTAGAAATTTCTTCTTCTAGCTCTGCATATTGTAAGCCACCCTGATAATCAACAGGTGCATAGTAATAAAATCCTGCCTTATAAGGTTTAATGTAATAAATCTCTATTGGATCTTTTGACATACCAAAAGCAGGTATTCTTTTTGGAACTTCATTTGGTTTTAACTTAGCCCAATCTTTAAAATAATAATATGCAGGGATTTCTCCATCTTCATTAGCTTTTGCTGCTCTTAATGTTTCAACAGGTATATGTTCTAATTTAACAATCTTAGATCTGTTCTTATTATATATAACCTGAACAGAGCATTGCCCCATTAACTTTAAATCATAGCATAATTTTCTAACACAATCTTTTTTAAACAAAGAAATCATTTGTGCATATTCCTCTGGTTTTCTAGATGAATCAGTTGCATTTAATCCTTTGCCATATATCTGCTGACTAATGCCATTTATTGCAGCATTATTTGTTGGACTTCCATTATATCTGTCAATTAAAAACTGAAAATAATTATTATCAGCACCATAATCCACCCAATCCCTATTATTTACTTCTACGATTTCTGGAGATGTATATGTGCTTAAATTGACAAAACTATATTCAGAGTTATGTCTAACAAATTGTCCTTTTTTATTTCTTTTTAAATTTTTTTTCATGATGTTACAATATACTCATTATTATAAGCAGTCGTAGTTACAAACTGACCTTTATTCATGTCATAATATTTATCAACCTTTTGATCAATGGTTTCATCTGTGCAAAATATTCTGTCTTTATAAAATACATTTATAAAATCACTTGCATCATTCCATAATCTTGTATAATTCTGCCATAAACTAAAATTCTGATTCCAGAAAAGATAGTTAGAAAACAATTCTAAATCATAAAAATGATTTACAACTAGCAGAGGATTAAAAGATTGCGACCATGTTAAATAATTTCCTGATGTACTTGCACCACTTATACTGACTTCTGTTCTAACATTAGTTGAATCATCTGTATAAGCCACCTGAAATGCACTTTCATATATTCTAGGAATAACTTTTAATGTTTGAGGTGTGTTTGTATTAAGTACAATCATACTTATATAACGAAAATAAAATGTTTATTTGTAAAAATAAAAAAAGCACCCATATAGAGTGCTTCTTTTTTAGATTAATTAGAATGAATTTCTAATTAGGTACGATTTGACTATTTGATCCTGATACAACTCCTGCATCTACAAAATAAGGTGCAGTTTCTTCAAGACCCTCCATAACTAAGGTAAATCCTGAAAGGTCGCCTGCAGCTGCTCCAGTTACAATTGTGCCTCCAGTTACCTCCATGCCATTCTCATAGCCACAAAGGAATTGATTTCCATAGTAATCTTCTACAACAATCACAGGTCTTGCGACTGCAATAAGTTGTAATTCATTTTTTGTTAAGTTATCTAAAAATGTTAAAGTCATATTTAGAGTTTGTGTATAAAAAGTAGTTCCATTATCTCTAGAACTAGTAATAGTTGTTTCTAATGAAGAATTTCCTTTTAAATCAAATTGAAACCAAGTAGGCGATCCTGAGAAAGCTGAAATGGTTTGATCAGCATCTACAGTTGCAGTGACAGGAAAATCTGCCATATAAACTGTTTTAATGCCACCAAAAGCTGATTTGCAAGGTACTTTTCTTCCTGTTGTCAATGCACATGCCATAGTATTATTTTTTTATTTAAAAAAAAAGGTAAGTAAGTAAAATCTCACTTACCTCTTTTTCAGGTTAATTTAATTTATTAAGAATAGTAAACTAGATCTTCAGAAATGCCATACTGCACAGAAGCTGAAAATCTCATTATCATTCTAACATTTTGCGATCCATCAATGTCTTGCATG